GACATAACTTATACTCCTTAAATATTAAAATTGATAATGATGTCAGCAGAATGAATCGCACCAGCGTTTTTAACTGCTGCTTGCAATGTTGGTGACTTGCGAGCCTGACGGGCGGCTTGGGGCTGGTCTGCAAGCTTGCCTGCAATCCAATAAAAGCCGTTTGCTAAAATACTGCGTTCAAACGTAACACGATCACCGAAATAATCAGGGCTTGACCATGTGCCAGGTGCAAACACGCCAGCACGAACAAATCCGCGTGTGGTTTTTTCGCCTTGGTCTAACAACTGATTAACACCACGCTGGGTTTGCGGGATTTTAGTTGATGTTGATTTCAACAGATTATACATATCAGTTTGAACAGCATCAATAAATGCAATTAAATTATAACGATTATCTTGAAAGTCATTTGCGCCACTTGTCAAAATAACAGGCGTGTTCTTAATAGCCGTGTACAAATCAAGTCCTGCTGTTTTTGCGTTTGCAATCTCTGTCTGTGTGTATGATTCAGCGGCAATAGGCAACGCTTTAAGCTGCAACGTCAAAGCCGAGTTTTCAGCATTGAAGTTCACAGTATGAGCACGTGCCATATATGCAGTAGCGAATAAACGATTCCCAGCATGGCTGAATAACATTCTGTAATTAGTGAGACTTGACAGTTTAATATCCCACACAACATTTGCGGGGTCTACTGTAAGATTAGATGCAGCACTGAATACGTCATACATTAGCACGCTGTTTGCTTGTGACCATACTGCCAAATCTTTAGACTCTACATCCGTAGGGTTGTCAATGAATACCGCACCTTTTATATTAACCGCAGCTTTCAAAGCTGTAATTGCTGCCACTTTAGTTTCAATAGCAAGAACTGCCGATGCAGCCCCTTGCGCGGTTACAGCTCCAGAGCCAGCCGCTAAGCCTAAAATAGTGCCGAAGAATGTCCCTGTGCCTGGGTCGCTTGCTACAGTCATCAAACTAAGCACGCCTGCTGCGGCACTTGTCACTATAATCTCATTACTAACAGACAATGTAACTGCCGCACCTGTGATGCCTGATATTTCATTGTCGAGTAATGTTACCACGTCAGCAAGGCTTGTGACTGTCCGTAAATCCATCGCTGCAACGCTTACAGTCGTCCCGTCAACATCAATATTCAGCGATCCGTCTGGAATGGCTTGAAGCTGGCTAACAACAGTTACTTCTGATAATTGTGCGCCAGTTAATATAGCCGATGTAGCAGCAACTGTTTCAGCTGCACCGCGCCAATAGCCTGCAACGAATAAGCCGCCAGCGTTGACTGGGTTCGGCTGTGTGCCGAAGAATGCCGCAGCGTGTGAATACATTTCTGACGATGTCCCAAAGTCTGCCGCGACAGACCCCACATCGCTGTATAAAGCATATCTGTTAGCTGTGTTGATACCGCCATTTTGCTGACTCGTAATCACGGCACAGACGTTCATGTTGTCGCGCGCAGCAAGTAAGCCTGCTGGCAGTAACGCTACGTTAATGATATTGTTAATATTAGCTTGCATATTGTATTCCATCCTCTGTTCTTATTTCTATCTGTGCGGTATCTATGCGCAAGTTAGGTACTGTTTCCGAAACTGAAACAAGCGCGGTTAATTCAATCTGCACACGCTCGCCATATTGCTGTCCTGTCAGAGCTTTGACATCTGTCAATACAGCGCACTGATATAATGTTACATCATGCAATTTTTTAAGCTCTAAAGCCGCTTGCGAGTTCATAAGCAAACCGAGCTTTGTAGCTGTTGCGTAAGCGTTCTTGCCGTAAAAATCCACTGTTACAATTCCACTCAATAACACATCATAAGTCATTGTTTCTGCAACATCATCGAACACACGACCTGATGCTTTTCTTTGCATTGCGCCAAGATTATCAACTACGATGTAGTCAGTTTCAAATTGTTCACGCTCGAAGTTCTGGCGACCAATCCTAATCAACTGCTCATCATAAGCTAACAAGTCACGAATAACTAAAGCTGTTCGCCTGACCGCTGTATTCATGTCAACGCCCGTTTAGTTTGTTCCGCGATTGCTTCTGTATATCCGTAGAGCTGATAATCACCCGCATCAATTATCTTGAAATCAGAACCGCTAAATTCAACCATCTCGCCAATGGATACCTGACTTGCTGCATGTATCTGAATATATTTAAGTGACCAGTCAATATCAGCAGCGTTTAAATGGTTTTTTTGTGCGGGCTGAATCACAGCATCAATAACGCGAGCTGTTACAGTGTCCACTTCAACGAAATCAACAGTTGACTTAGTTATTGTCTTGACAGTGTAATGCTTGACCCATGATGCTAGAACGTCAGAAATATCAGGAAGCATCACGCACCTCCCACGTTATTGAACCACGCAAAGTGCCAGTATCAATCAATGGCTGTGACGAACCTTTTGCTTTCTTCGTGCTTGCCTTAATGTCCTGCCACCGTCCGTAGCCCATAGTCGTGAACGCGCCTTTGCTGTAGTTTGATGCAATAGCTCCTATCCTGCCTAGTGCGACATCTGTCTTTTGTCCGTTTAAAACTGATTCGAATTGCTTGGCTATTGCTTTGTTTATCTCTTTCTTATTCACAATAAATGGAACACGCAAAAAAGAACGCTGCGGAATATTGCCATAACCATACTCATGTCTAGCACCGACACTTAAAATGGTCATACCATTACCATACACTGTGCCGCCGACTTTGTCAGAAGGTAATCCAACATCAACCGATGCCCGCGATAGCTTATGAAGCTTATCAGCCATCTTCTTAGTGTGTTCTAAAAATTGCTTAGGGTTCATACAGCAACACCGCCAAATTGATGCGCAGTCAAAAACAAGAATCGTTGTCCGTATTTTGTCGAGCTAAAAAAGTCAGAAAGAGAACCCCCGCGCGTTGATTGTGCATAACTTACAGATACGCTACCTACTGATTTGCTTTGTTCCTTTTGTACGGCTGCGCTACGCGTTCCGATTTCAAGAACAAGCAAATGCGCCACTAAATTTAACACAGCTTCTTTATTGAGTGTGTAGTCCTTATTATAATAAGAAGTCCACACAGTCTCAATTATAGGCAGATATGTATTAACATCAACCGTAGCGAATGCAGGAAACCTAGTCTTGAAATCTGTAATTAGTGGCACTTATTAGCCGCGCATCAATACGCCAAGTTCAATAGCGCGTTCGATTTTCTTCATTAAAAGCTCATTTTTTAAGTCTTCATCAGTCAATGTACAAGACTCGCCAACTGCGAGCATGATATGATTAATGCAGCGTTTGTTGTTTGAAGTGTTTACGATAACATTGCTGGAATATGCAGTTTCTTCTTTTTCTTCAACTTCTTCAACTTCAGCTGGTTTAGATGCTGCAACTCTCTTTCTTCGGGTCATGGTATACTCCTTAATTTTTAGATGGAAAGCTAGGCGGCATTACACCACCCAGCTTATAATCCTACAAGCCTGTTAGAATATAACCCGCCGTATCTTCCAAAACATCCAAACCACCAATGCGATATTTACTATCAACACGGAAGTCAAAAGATCCCTGCTTGATAATTTCACCAACGGTCAATGGAGTCGGGATGCGCATTTTCATGGCTTCGCTGTTTGTTGAATATGCAACGGTATGTGATACACCCACACCACCAGCAGCATCCGCTCGGAATGTTCCACGGAATTCAACGCCTGCAAAGTTTGCCTTCAATGCGCTTAATACGCTTGATGCGCCGTTTGCTGTATTTAAGATGGTCACTGTTAATGTATTCAATACATAAATAGGCATATCAACTTTATCTGCCATATATTCGGGAGTGTTGTTCACTGCGTTATGCTGTGCGATAAGCAAGCCAGCAATATCATCATACATTTGCTGTGCAGTAATTCCGCTAACAGCACCTGTGGCAGCACCCGAAGTAAAGCCCGCATGGTTCAATAAACCTGTAGATGCGGCTACATCAGGAACGCCCAAGTAACCAATTTGGTCAACTTCGCGCAGATAAATGCGGTTATGTGCTGTGATATAATCAGACACAAGATTGATATGCTGCAAGTCAGCTTCTTTCACTTCTGAATCAGTCCATATTGAATGTGATTCGCGTTCGACAACTTTCATACTTGACTCTTCGCCAGTCATTGAAATCTTGCCTTTGTTTCCTGACGCATCGCCAGCGGTTGAGAAGCCACCCAATTCCTGCTTACGCAATGATTGAATGATTCGAGCATAGCCGCCTGAATTGTCAGCAACAATGCCGCTATTTACAAACGACAGCTCTGGATATTTCTTCTCAAAGATTTGAGGATCAACCGCTGTTAAGTTACGCGCTAAGATTGAACCAGCATACGCATCGGAAAAGCCTGTTTTCTTTCCTGAATCTTGAAACTTTCGAAAGCTATCAATGTCATATAGATTGCCAATTTTCATTTTAAATACTCCTTATTATTTCAAGCGCACAAGCCAGACGTTCGGCATGATAGCTTGGATGAATTCTGCACCTGTAGCGATGTCAGTATTAGTTGCTGTGGCTAGACCATCGTTAGCATCGCCGAGGTTGGAAGCATAAACTGCACCAAACTGAACAGGGGTTTCACCAGCCCTAACATCAACAGTAACCAAGCCTTCGCGCATGTACTCAATCTGTGAATAGATTGTGTTATCAATAGTCGCGCCCGATGTGACTGGTGCAGAAGGGTTGCGAAGCACTACGCCAGCAACCACTGGTGCTGCAATGCCATTCATGTTATCAATAGAGCCAGCCGCTAATTTTGCAAAGCGTCCAACATTTAATAGATTTCCGAATAATACCGCTGATAAAACCACCTGAATTGTGCCGTATCGTTCACCCGCACCGATGATTTGTGGGTCGTTTAGTTGTCCTGTTGCGAATGCCATTTAAATCTCCTTATCTTTTAATTTTTCAAATGCAGAGGCTGTGCATTTGTCTGCAAAATCCTTGTAACTTGCTGCCGAACTTTTTAACATTTTAAATGCAACTGGCAGTTGAGAATCAGTGAATGTAGCAGTTGTTTCAGTTGCCAAAGCATCGCGCATAATTGTAGCAGTGTCTTTGTTAGTGAAGTCATAAGACTCATCAACAAAACGCCGCGCTTTTTCAATAGCCGCGCCATGGGCTTTTACTGCCGCATCTGTAAAGACTTTGGCTTGTTCTGCAACAGCATCAGAAAACTTCTTGTCTTTGTCGTCTGATTTGCCGTCTGATTCCTCGTCAGTAACTTCTTCCTTTTCGCCAGTGGCATCTTCTTCCATGTCAGTGGCTTCTTCTTTGTCAGGTTCATCTTCTTGCATAACTGAGCCTGCCGCTGCAACGACTTTCTGTAGTGCTGGCACGAGTTCAGCAAGCTGATCAACAGGAACGGATTTAATCGCCTCGGGCAATCCAGTTGCAAGCTCTACGATTTGTTGAAGGTTTAATTTGCCTTCAGCATCGCAAAATGCTTCATGTAGTTTCATATCTTCTCCTTCTGTTTTTTTATCTAAAAAGCTGCACATTGAACCGCAACGTCCCCTATCAACTAACGCCAAATGATGGGGTGCAATATCAAGCTGTTCGAAGTCATAATTATCATGCGGCACTAAGTCAGCCATGTAGCCTAAAGACAGCTCACGCTTTCCTGCGTCAACCGTAGCTTTCATAGAGTCGCTTAATAATAGATTGTTTTTAATTGCGATGGTGGTTTTGGTTGCGGTGTCTAATGTGTCAACCATTGTAGCATCTGACACAATGCCTCCGTCTAAAGGTGCTGGGACATCAATCTCGACATGATCGTCAGTGATGGGAATACCTGCCATTTTCATAGCTGCATTAGCAATGGTCGCAGGGGAACGATAAGCTGTAAAAATCCTGTCCGCAGGCTCCATTCCCAGCTCATAGCCCACATATTCTAGAACTCCGTCACGCACGCTGACCGCTGTTTTTTTAGCGGGGTCATATACTGCTGAATCTCGAAACTCGCCACGGTAGGCTATTTTCTTATTTATCATAGTGCGGTTTATAATCTACTTATTCATATATGTCAATACTTGGATATGTTTTGATAATTAAAATCAATCTTCGGGAATAATATATTCAGCATAGCATCTGCATTGGAAGTCAATGCCAGGGTATAACCACTTTCCATCTCTTGCTGAGTAGAGTCCTTTTGCAATATCAAATACTTTGTCATTTCTATCATCGTGCGAATCTCGAACCCGAGCGTCTTTAGCAGTGCGCCAGATAGCTTCTGTTATTCCAAGATTCTGAACCCTGATTTTTCCCGTTACCGCGTTGAAGTTGGAAATCTGATTCCTTGCTGTAAACTTAGCGTGATTTCTACGTTTCTCTGCCATGCCTGAAAAGTTTTTCATTACAGCTTCGAGTGATCCACCCTGTGCCATTTCT